TGTTGGCCATACCCCTCCCCCTTTCTAATTGACCCGGGCGGTGGAACGCAGCGAACCGCTGGATAACTCCTCCACCATGATGTCCTTGATCACATTGCCCAGCGCCCGTCTGTCGGCGGCAAAATCGCCGGTGTTCTGGCCATATACCTGGATCACCGGCGCCTGGGTGCTCAGGTTGATGTTGTTTACATACCGGCGTTCGGCCATGTCCACCATCGACCGGAGATCCTCTTCGGTGAGGTTGGTGGTCTTCTTGATGCTGTTCACATCAGCGGCAATGCTGTCGATACTGGGGGAGTAGTCTGCCAGCCACTCGTCTGGATCAAACCCGCTAAATCCGCCAAACAGTTTCAGATCAGCTCCCCAGCCATAGGCTTTGGAAGCCCAGTCGCTGGGATTGATGTAGTCGAAGGGGGCGGCGTATTCCTGCCAGCCGCTCTCTGCTTTGATTCGTTCCGACTCGCCGGATACCTTGGACATCCATCCATTGATGCCGGATGTCAGGTCTACCTCGACGCCGGGGATCTTGTTCACCAGATCCTGAATCCCCTGGGCCAGGTTTGAAATATACCCCAGAACATGGCTGACCATATCCAAAAAGAGGATCTCTACCGAAGCAATCGGATGAGTGAACACATTTCCAAAGAAATTGACAAAGTCACTGATGCTATTCCACAGCAGTGCCATCGTGTTATATCCAACCGCCCCAATACCCGCTAAACCGCCAGTGATGATTCCCGTAGCAGAAACGGAAGAATCGGTAAGTTTGTTATAAGCCGCCACACCTCCGTACAGAGCTCCGACGAGCAGTAGAACGCCGCCCACGGCCCATGTGATGGGAGATGCCATCAATGCGCTGTTAAAAGTGTGTACAGCTGCTGAGGCCGCTGCTGTGTTTCCAGTGAGTACTCCGAACCCAATGGATAGAAAATTTGTTGCCGCAGTATAGATACCGGTAGCCGTAGCAGCAATGGTCGTCCAATTGGCTGCAATCTGAAAGACCCCAAACGCCGCGCCGGCTCCCAGTACAATGGGCCCGATCATATCAATGTTATTCGCCAGCCAGTTGACGCCATCCAGCACCGGCTGAACGGACATCAGGGCGGTGTTTTTCATCATCGTCCATGTCTGCGACCAGGTCATGGGCATCTCCTCAAATTTGGCGTTTGTCTCTCCCGCCGCATCCAGAATGGCCGTTTTGACCACTTCACTGGAAATAAGGCCTTCCGAGGCCATCTCCCGGATCTCTCCGGTAGTCTTGCCCAGATAGTCACCGATGGTCCCTACGATGGTTGGAGCCTGTTCCAGAACTGAGTTCAATTCTTCTCCCCGCAAGGTACCAGAAGAAAGTGCCTGTGTCAGCTGGAGAGTCGCTGCCTCGGCTCCTTGGGCAGAGGTACCGGCCAGCACATACTGCTTATTGATCTGTTCAGCAAAGGTCACCAACTCCTCAGGACTGCTGAATGCGTCCGGGGCCAGTGTACCCAACTTGGCTACAAAGTTTGCCGTATCCGCATAGGAACCCCGGCTGCGCTGGGCGCTCTCGTAGATCATCTGGTTCAGGTCCAGCGTGGTACCGAATTGATCATTCACCATATCCAGCCGGGCGGAAGTCTGGGCCATCGTATCGGACAGGCCCGCCAATGCCCGGATTCCCTGCAGGCTGGCATAGGTGCCCAGCAGGCCGCGCAGGGAGCCGGTAAGGTTCCCTGCCGCCGTCTTGCCCGCTACCATTTCGGCATTGTATTCACTCTGGGCAGCAGCCGCTCCCGCGGCGGCTCCCTGCGCCTCCCGCATCTGCTGCTCCACCATGTCATACTGGTTGTTGAGGTCCCGAATCGTGGCCCCCAAGCTGTCCAGTCTGGCGTCCAGCTGATCAAAGGCCGCCCCGCTCTGCACCCCGGCATCAACCATTTTCCTCTGCTGTTGGTAGGCCGACTGCCACTGTGCGTTGAGGGATATAAGCCGGCGATCCAGTCCGGTAAGCACCGATTGGTAGTTGGTCGCTGCAGCGGCCGCCATCGTGGTCTGGCCGCTGGCCACCGCTGCCATCTGATTATACCGGGAAAAGGTCGGGGAAAAGCGATCCACCAGAACAAGCTCCTCCTGTATCGTTGCCATTTACAAGTCACCTGCTTTCGCCTTTAGCTTCATCTGGTTCTGTGCGCTCCTGCGGCAGAATTCCGCCACCAGGATTCTTTCTCTGACCGGCAGGGCCAGATATTTGGATGGGGGCCACCCCCAGTTTTCAAAGCAATAGTACGCGATCTGCGTGTCTGCGTCTGGAGCTGGCCCTTCCATCAGTTTTTTACTTCTTCCCCCAGCTCCACAGCCATCTGATTAAAGCCGCACAGAGAAGTGATGGCACTGAGCAGGGCGGCATATTCGCCGCCGAGCAGCATCTTGCCGGGCACCATCAGGGGATCCATGACACCATAGTGGTCGCAGAGCTGTGCATCGGCAAAGTCGGGGTAAATGGTGCAAGCCACCACCAGACGCCGGTTGTATTCCAGCCCGTCAAAGTACTCCTGTTGCCGGCCCTCTACCTTGTGCACCTTCCGGCATTTGCGGGAGAGGGCTTCATTTTCCTCCTGCGAGATGGAGCGGATGCGGAACGGCACAGGATTGCCCTCTGCATCGCGGAACCGGTCGCTGATCACGACCTCCTTTTCCTCCACCAGGCTGATGGGGTTGAGAAATGCGTTGAGATTTGACATAGTTGGTTCCTCCTTTATTCACTGCCCAGGCGGGCCGGGTCGGAAAAGGCCTGCAGACGGGCCAGATCGGTGTAAGCAAAGTTAAAGTCGTAATTCAGCATCGCCTCCTCGTCATTGAGGACCGAGAGAGGGATGGTGCCGGTGAGCGTACAGCCATAGTAGGCCATCACCTGGCTGCCCAGCGTAGCAGACGCCTTGTCGGTGTTGGTGATCTGAATGTCAAACTCCGGCATGATGCCGGTGGTGATGTACTCCAGCACCATATCGGTGAAGATGTTGCTGCCGTAGTAGATATTGCCGGTACCGGTCTGTTTGACTCCATTCGCCTTCTGCTGGATCTTGCGGGTGCCGATGACCCGCATATCGCTGTTCTGGATCTCGGCGTTGGTGGTGATGTTGCGCATGCCGGCGATCTCGATGTTCTTTCCGTTTCGGGTGATGAAGATCTTTCCTTCTGCGCCGTTGACGGTGTCCTTTGCAAGCAGATAAGCCATATTGTTCCCTCCTCTCTTACGACACGGTGACGGTCATGTAGACCTTCTCGATGGCGTCCACCGCCTGAACAGCCAGATTGACCACGATGCTGTCGATCTCCTCGCCGGCGAGCACTTCCACATCGTCGGCAGAAAAATTCCGGATCGCCTCCTGTCCCTGCAGTGTCAGCAGGTAACTGACCACCGCCGACTTGAACAGGTTGCGCCCCGTTTCGTTGTTGTTGATAACACCCAGATAGCTGGATGAAAACTGCTGGTAGATATCATTGGCAATGGCGTTGCAGAGACGCATCACCCGGTTTTTGCGGAACACCTTTCCGATCTCCTGTGTATAGGTGGTGAGACTGTTGATATCCTGCTCGATGTGTACCGTATCATAGTCGGCAGTGAACACCAGGTGTCCGTCGGACAGCGCCGCTTCCACCTGGCTGCCGGTGAGCACCGGGTCCGGGGCTACGGCGTCGGGATGGGCGGCATAGGTCAGGCTCTGATTGGACTGTGCCCCGGCCTCCGCTCCGCCTACCCACCAGCAGGCCTGCTGCATGCTCAGTGTGCTTCCATCGGCAAGATGCAGGCCGGACTGAACATTGATGATATAGCGGCTGTCCGGTGCTGTGGAAAAGCTGGCCACCAGCTGGCAGTGCTGGCCGTTCTCCTCACACATCCGCTTCACAAAACTGCTCATGGCGGTGAGGGTGGCAGCGTCCGTGCCGTCATAGATGAGGATATCAAAGCGATAGGGCTCAATAGCAGTGAGAAATGCCGCATATCCGGCGCTGGACACCGTGCCATCGCTGCCGCCGGTGAGCGGTGTTCCAGCACTGGCAGCCAGTGCCCCGGTACCGCTCCAGTTCACCCAGTCGTTGGGGGTGAGCTGCTCCACCGTGGCGGCGGTCTGTCGGTCCACCACCTCCGCATCTACGATGGTATCCACCTGAAAGCTGTCCTCCTCATCCGGCAGAGCAGTGACCACGATGGTGATGCTGTTGCCCCGAGTGCCCGGATACCGGGCGGTGGCAGTCAGGGGCTCCACCGTAGCAGTCGCCTGGGAGGAAGAACTGCCGATGGGGCGGTAGAGCAGCACCCGGGCCGCACCGGAGGTGCGGTTGGTGCCTCGGAAGATCTGCTGCAAAAACTTGGCCTGAGGCGCCGTAAGGGGATAGCCGATGATCGGCGTAGTATCCATGCCGGCGGTGACTTCGGTCACCTGTCCCTCGGGGCCCCAGGACAGCGGCTCACAAATGGCCACCACTCCACGGGTCCCCACGGTGAAGCCCACCGCCGATTCGCTCTTAAAGTTGATGTAGACGCCAGGCCGCACCTTGTTCTGGGCGCTCCATGTTCCACCTGCCACTACGATCACTCTCCTTTCATCTTAAAGAACTCCCGGAGCGCCCGATCGGCCTCTGGGATGGTATAGGTTTCTTTGTGCAGGACAGCCCGGAGAAAGTCCTGCTGCCAGCCGGCATACCGCCTGCTGTTCAGCAGTGCCTCACGGGTGTACCGTCGCTGGGGTCTTTTGCCTGCCATCGTTTGGGATCACCTCCGCATCGTATTCGGCAATGCGCTGCATGCTGGGAGCCTTGGGATCGGGCAGCTCCACCATCTCCCGCAGCTCGAACTTGTAGTGGAGAGCATCCAGGTCGATGTTCCACTTCCGGTCGTAAGTCCGAAGCAATACCGATCCCTCCCCGGAACCGTCGGTGTAGGGGAAGATCTCCATCGACAGGTCCAGCGCCTCGGCCATAGCCAGATAGCGCTGCTGCAGGTCGGGAAGGTTGTAGTCCTCCAAACAGGTCAGATCCAGACCGATGCGCCGCAGCCACCGCTGACCGGTCCGGCGTTCCAGGTGGCTGTACCTCTGCTGAAGAAAGGCCGCCGGCATCCGGCTGTCCTGTTGGTTGGGGTCTTCGTAAAAGGTCACATCCGGCAGCACCGGGGCCAGATGCCCGGCCAGCGACCGGGCGATGGTTGTGATGGTAAAATTCACTTTTTCATCGCCTCCTCGATCACCTTGTCCAGAATCTCCCGGACCGCTTTTTGATACTCCTCGATGCCTTTATCCGCCATGTACTCCCCCTTGACATACTTGGTCTTGGTGCCGACTACGATACCCACATCGGCTGCCGGGTCATACTCCAGCAGCCCGCTATAAGGATTGACATGGAGTCCAGGCACAAAGTGCCGGTGCATCCGGTGTCCATCGTTGACATAGCTGGCATATTCCATGTTGTTGGCCAGCTTGGTGTGAAACTCCCCGCCGCTGGTAAAGCCTCCCCCCACCGGTTGGGTGCGGCTGTCGGTGGCCCAGTGGGCTTTCAGCTCGCCTGTGAGGGTGTGCGTGCCGCTGTAAGCCGAACCCCGCCCGCTCCCCTCTTTCGGGGGTGTGGCGGCCGCTGCGGCCTGCACAGCCCTCTTGGCGGCCTCTTCGGCGGCCCTCCCGAGGATCTCCGGCAAATCGGCTTCCAGTTCTCTGAGCTGCTGGATCCGCTGCTGGAAGGTGACTGTCTTGCTCATGCTCTCACTCTCTCCTCCTGCAAAAGCCGGATCTCCTGATGCGCCAGCCCCGGAAGAACGGCACCAAACGGCTCAAAGTAATGATTGGGCTCCGATGCAAAGGCGCGGACCCTCTTGATCTCCTTCCCCAGTACGGCTCCCCGGTGGATCAGCAGCTCATCGCCGGCCTCAATATCCACCTCGTTACCGCACTGCAGCCAGTGGCCCTGCTCCACATGGGCAGCGGTCGCCTCCATCTGGATCCGGCCATCCCCCATCTGGTAAACCCGGCAGGGGATCCCGGCGGCGACCTGCTTGCGCTCGTGGCGGGTAAGGGCCCCATCTTTGACCTCACTGACCCGCCAGATGTCCATCGTATCGGTGTACCAGTCCCGAAAATTCATCCGCATCACCTCAAATCACATAGCTGCCGCCCATACCGATCAGCCGCGCCTGGGTGGCAAGCAGCTGCCCATACTGGGTGGCATTGAGGTCGCCCCACTTTTCAGTGGCTTTTGTGAGGGCGTCGGTGTCGTAGCTGACACTGTCAGAACCCAGCTTGGCAGAGGATACGACCCCCACCAGGGCGCCGGAGGCAGCTGCCTGGGCCGGCGTGGCAGAGCTCTCGGCGTAGGTGCGCAGATAAAGGGCGGCGTAATGTGCCACATACAGCCCCGCTGCGTACTCCCACAGCTCCCCCCACTGGCTGGGAATGATGGAGGTATTGGCCATGGCGATAAAGCGGTCCAGCATGGCGGCAGGCACCAGACAGGCCGCCGGCTGTCCTTCGCTCCCGGCGGTGTAAAACTGCGGGAACATCGCCTGAAACTGCTCAGCGGTGAGGCTGCCCTTGCCTGTACCGATATTGGCAGCGGCGGCTCTGACGCCGAAAAACTGCGGCTTACAAAGCCAGCTGTGATCCATCGGTTACTCCTCCTTCGCCTTCTCCTCTTCGTAGGCCTTGCGGCGCTTTCTGGTCACTGCAGTGCCGGCCTCGTCGGCGGCCTGCAGGTCCCGATCCCGGCGGCTCTCCGAGACGATGATCTTGCCATCGGCTACCAGCTCCCGGAAGTACCGGGTACTGGTGGCCCAGTCCGGCGCCTCGCCCATCCAGCCCCGGGGGACCGGAAAGACCAGCGACTGATCTTCCGAGGGGAGCAGGATATGGTTTTTGCTTACGATGACCATCTTGCCGCCCCCTTAAATGCCGTCGAAGTAGGCGACGGTCTGAGGATAGAAGATCTGCACCTCTGAGACATTGGCGGCATAGCCGGTGTCATAGCACAGCTCGGTGGCGTTGGGGTTGGTCATGGCACGGGTCAGCGGCACCAATTCGTCCATCTTTACAAATCGTCGGTCGTTGTTGTAAACGACCATACGGTCCTTCTGGCCGGTGCCGGCGCCTTTGCACCAGTTGGTGCCGCCGATGAAGAAGCCCTTTCCGGCCTTGGTGGCCACATTGTTCTCCATAATGTAGTCCAGAATGGTGGTGCGGGTCACGATCTCGGCGCTCACCGGGGTGTTGAGCAGGTAGGTGTACTGGGCATAGGGCAGCAGGATATGGTTGGGCATTGCGCTCTCATCATTGTTTGCAGCTTCCCAGACTGCACTGATCGCCGAATTGATATCCTTGAGGATCTCCTGCGGGGTCTTTTTTGCCCAGGCAGTGTCACCGGCAGCGCCCTGGGCCACGGTGGTCTCCACCGCATCCGGGTTATTGATCAGGCCGGTGGTGTCGTACTTTTCAAAGCCGACATAGCTGTTCTGATCCAGGTGCTTATCATAGCCCATACGGACGCCATCGGTGAGGAGAGCATCCAGGCTGCGGCCCACGAAGTTGGAGCGCATCATGTCCCAGTACATCACACGCAGGGCAGCGGCAAAGGCGTGGGCCTTGTACACTCCCTTGGAGAGGGAAGCCTGTACCACCGGGATGCCATTGGCTCCACCGGCCTGTACGGCGCCTTCGCCGGCGCCGCCGGTCATGCCATAGCCCACGGTCATGGCGCTGGCGTAATCGGCCCAGCCGCCGCCCACATCGATGACAATGTCACGGGGATAGGTAAAGTTGTTGAGAGGTTTGCGGATATCCGGGTCGCGCTTTTCCAGCTCCGACACCAGAAAGGCGTTGCCGCTTGCCACTGCTGCGGCATCAAAAGCGGGCACACCGGCCACGCCCTGCGGGGCCTGGCTGCCGCCGATGATACCGGCGTCAAAAGTTCCGACATTTACATAGCTCATATCATGTCCTCCTTATGCGTTCTGCATGGTCAGGATCCGCAGCTCGGCGGTTCCGTTGGCGTCCGCGGGGCCGCCCCACTGGCAGTTGGTCAGCTCCACAGTCTTTGTCTCGTCCGCCTCTGCTTCAAAGCCGCCCACTGCTGCGGTACTGTAACTGGGATTGGCGGTGATGCGGACATACACCTTGCCGCCCAGGGCCGGCGTACCGCGCTGACAGGTCACATTGATCGCACCGCGCTGGAACACCGAGACGGCGTCACCGGGGGCATACTGGCCGGTGCTCTGCTCCAGGTAGGCCAGCGAGTTCTTGATCTCTGCGCCCGCTACCCCCACAAACTGGGTGGCCGTGGCGGCTGCACCCATCTGTACAACGGCGCCGGGGGTATCACTGTCATAGATCAGCGGGGCGCCGAAAGGGATGGGGACCTTACCGCCGCAGGGGCGGGTGTTTGCGATCATGTCGGGCTGTCTGGCGTAGCAGCCGGCAAAGCCGTAGGGCATTTCTTTTCCAATGGTCTGAGGTCTGATTCCTGCCATTTACTTCTCCTCCTTCTTCATGTGGGGGTTGCGGGCGGCATAGGCCGACTCCACTTCACGACAACGGTCGGCGTACTTCTGCTGGGCGGTGGCGGCATCATCGGCCTTTGCCTTGGCTGTCCTGGTGACTGCACCCAGCACACCGGTCATGGCGTCGCTCTGCACCGACTTGAGCAGGGCGTCCACCACCCGGGCACGCTCCCTGGTATCCCTGATGGCGGCCACGGCGGGACGGACATTCTTCAGGATCTGCAGGGCGGCGTCCCGTACCTCGGGATCGGGAGCAGCGTCGTGCTCGGTCACAGTGGCCGCCTCTTCGCCATCCTCTCCGGTCAGCTTTTCGATGAGCTCTTCCAGATCGCCCTCGTCGGACATCTTACGCTCCATCTTCTCCTCCCGGTCATTCTTCTTTGCCAGCTCGCCCAACATGGCAAGGACCTTGTCCAGCTTGCCGCCGAGATCGTCGTCCCCGGCCACCTTCTCCGTCATCTCATCGGCTGCGGGTACTGCCTCCTGCGCCTGTGCGGCGGGTTCGGCGTCCAGCGCAGTCTCTACAGTGGCCACAAGCTCCTCCAGTTCCTCCGGGCTTGCATCCTTGGCCGCCTTGCCCAGAGCGGTCAAGATCACGCGGTTAAACATGTTCATACTCTTCCTCACTTTCTCTGCCGCCGGTGCGGCGGCGTCTTGTATTGATACAGCAGCCCCGGCCCGTCCCAGGGGGACGACAGCCACATGGTTGCCCCGTATCCGTTTCTGGCGGTATCCCCCGGCCGGATCCGCCGCATAGTCGCAGCGATACCCGCAGGAGACCTGCCGCATGGATCCGCTGCGCACCTGGTCGATGAGCGTCGGGTCGGTGATGACCAAATCGGCCATGATGTGCTCACCGGTCCGGCGCACATTCTGTACATGCCCTTTGGCATAGGCCGACCAATTCTCGGGTGTCACATCTTCCGGCGGGTGGGTCATTGTCACCGGCTTGCCCTCAAAGGAGGCGATGGTCTCCGGTGCAAACACATCTTCGGGGTAGCGCATCACCGGTATCACTGCCTCCGGGTCGGCATCTGCCACTCCCATCTCCCTGGCCAGATAGTTCTGGCTGCCGGTCCGGGCGATGGGGACATTTTTGCAGATGAGGTATCCCTCGGCCGTCTCGATCTGATTGGGGCTGATCGGGCTTCCAAAATATGCGATCGCCATCTAATCCACCCCCGGTATACGCTCTTCCTGGTCGGCACTCTCACCCGCTACCGCCTCCAGCAGCAGATCCGCAATGATCGCCTGGTGGTCGGTCTCGTCCGCATTGACCTCCAGCAGCTTTTCCAGGATGGAGGCCGGTGCGATCGCCATCATGGCGGTGTAGAGCCGGACGGCCTCTGTCTCTGCCGCCAGTGCTTGTTTGAGCAGCTTGATATACTCCGCTTTGTAATCCATCTCGTCACCTCTGACATGCAAAAAGGGGCCAGCCTGCAAGTTCTCCTTACAAGCTGACCCCGTTCGGTCCTTCCCGCCCAACGCTTCGGGCGGGGAATGCTGTTCACTTTTCGACAACGGTCTCCCGTTTGATGTGGATCACTTTCACCGTTCCGCCCGGCCCCGGGATAAGCTCTACCCGGTCGCCTTTGGATAGTATCTTTAGGATCGTCTCAATCACTTCCGGTTTCACTGCCCGCCTCCCTGTACTGCCTTTGCTGCTTCGCTGTGTATTGCAGGCTATCTGTTATTCTGGAACAATCGGCTCAGCGTTCCCTGAGCATCGTCTTCTACGATTTCGAAGCGCCCTGCCCGTGAGCCGTCTTCATTTACAAATACCCCCACAGGCGGATATAGGTAGCCTTCTTTTTCGTCCGGCTCTTTCTCCCAATAGCTGTATCCTTCATCATCTATCACGCGGAGGAATCCGTATTCCACACCGAGGCATTCATATACTTTTCCATCCGTGAGAGAAAGCGTTCCTTTTGAGGGCCCTACATATTTAACCTTCATTTTCGCTTCACACCCTTTAGCTTTTCCTCATGATGCAAACCATTTAATTCGTACCAATGGACATCATAGCGATAGTTGTTTGTCTCTATTATACCACCTTTTTTCTCCCATTTTAACGGGTCTCCGCCATATTGAGCAGCAAGGCGCTCAGCATCTCGAATAGCACTGCTGCTGCCATATCCGGCAATAGTGCGTATGTGCTCAATAGTTGCACCGGCAGGGACAATACCCGCCATATGACCCGGGAGGGGCAGTGTTTCTGCTAAATCAGAAATTCGGTTTGCTGCTCGATATTCACGGAGCCAATTCTTGTACTTCCCATCGTTCGCCCGCTTGTGTTTCTGGAAGGTGGCGAAGGTCCTGGGCACCTTGTCCCCCAGCGTCATACGGTAGCGCTCCCACTGGCGGTAGTCCCGCAGCCACTTGGCACGGGCCTCTTCCTTTTTGCGGTACGCCTCGATCTGCTTTTTTGTTCGCGGGTCGATGCTGGGCGGATTGGTACGGAAGGAGGAAAAGCGTTTGACCTTCTCAATCTCCTGTTCCGTCCTGCCTGCAGGCGACCAGGGCAGGAGCGAATGAATACAGTTTGGGTGAATGTTGAGATAGCTGTTGCTCAGGTCGTCCGGCCCGTCTGGATCCACCTTACCAAAGGCAGCGGCCAGCGGCGGGAAGTCCGGGTCGCTGCCGCTCCGGGAGTAGACCCGCCCTTCCAGCGGAGCACAGATAGCGCAGGTACTGCCATGGCTGCTGATCTGGTACAGGTCCTGCTCCGGGTCTGCGGTCAGAACAGCCAGCACCTCGGCCTGCCGGGAAGTAGTACGCAGTGTCATGCTCCCGTATGTATGCAGGCTCCAGTTGCGCCCCGCCTTGTCCACAAAGGCGGTCACGCCCTCCCGCTTCAGCGTCTGCACAAACTCCGGCAGGGCCTTGTATGCGCCCTTACCGGCGGCCTGCATGGCTGCTGTGGCCTCGATCCCCGCCCGGCGGTAAAAGTCTGCCTCCGGGCGCCCGATGAGCGCATTCTGAAGCGTGCTCATCACCGTGACATTGGCGGCGGTGATCTCCCCCATCAGGTTCTGGACCAGCTTGTCCACGATGGCATACTGATCAGCGGTCAGCACCGCGGCATTTTTGTAACCCGCTATGTGTTTTTCCACTGTCTCACCGGCAATGCGCCGGGCTTCCGGCACACGCACATAGAACTGCTTTTCCACCATTTTGGGGACATACTCCCAGCAGTCATTTTCCAAGCTCTGCAGGATCCGCTGCACCCGCTCCAGGGCAGCTACCGCATGATAGTCCACATTGCCCATCGACCTCAGGCGGCCTATCTCATTGATGATATCGGTCTCCGCCTTGAGAAACAGGGCGATGAGCTTTTCCAGCTCCTCGGCGTTGGGGGCTCTCTTCAGCTCTGGCATGGCATCATGCAAACCGGGAGATCACCATATTGGCGATCTCGCCTTCCGGGCCCAGGAACTCCTGCACCCGCTTCATGAAAGTAATCATCTTTCGACATGCTCAGTCCTCCTCATCATCCAGCAAATCAGCCCCATCATCGTCTGGGAGCAATCCATCCGGTCCAAACTGCATAAAATCCCAAAATGGTGCATCTGGATGTGCGATTCCATAGTCTATAATATCCTGTTCAAAATGGTCTATTGTGGCTGCCATTACCAGAAGGTCAATAGCCTCTTGAGTGACAATATCCTTTTTCTGTATTCCCTGCCCAAGGTATCGGGAGAGAAACGATCTCAACCTTTCTTCCATTCCAATAGCCTCCATGCTACTTTATTGAGCTGAACCACAGCGTATTAACTCTGCCAAATCGTTCTGTTACTCGTCCTCATCATCCAAGAGGTCATCATCCACTATTTCCAGGGGCGGTATTATGGAATAAAAGTACTCATCTACCTCCTGGAAACTTGCGCCTGGGTGGCACTTCAAATACTGAAGCATCTCATCTTCCACCCCATACTGTTCCGGGCCGAGTGCTAATCCAATCATAAGGACTTTTTCATCCTCATCTACCTGAGCAAGAAAACGATCTCTCAAAAGCAGCTGGTATTCTGAAAACTCTATTCCCACCTTATCCACCTCGACTCTTTACTGGGCTGACCCATAGCGTCTTCACTCTGCCAGATCGTTCTTCTACTCGTCCTCATCGTCCATCAAAAGCTCTTCCTGCGTAACGCCATAAAGTCCGGGTCTAAGCAGCTTCAGCAGCTCCCAAAAAGACTCCTCTGGGTGCTTTGTTCCGTAGTCTATGATATCTTGTGCAGAGCCATCAATACAAGCTCCATATACAAGCATTTCGATGTCGTCCTCTTGAACAACATCTTTTTTTTGCTCTCCTTGGCCAAGATAACGCTGGAGAAAAGTTCTCAGTTTTTCTTCCATTTCAATAGCCTCCATGTTACTTTATTGGGCTGAACCACAGCGTCTTCACTCTGCCAGATCGTTCTGTTACTCGTCCTCATCGTCCATCAAAAGCTCTTCCTGCGTAACGCCATAAAGTCCGGGCCTCTCCAATTTAAGAAGATCCCAAAAGGGTGCATCTGGATTTGCTGTCCCATAATCTATAAGCTCCTGTTCGATTCCTTGAACACATGCGCTGTGGATCAGCATTTCCACATCATCTTCTTGCACAAAGTCCTTTTTCAGTTCACCTTGCCCGATATATCTTTTCAAAAAATCCCTCAGCTTTTCTTCCATGCGACAACCTCATTTACTTTATTTTGATGACCATCAGTGCCTTAAAGCCGCCAAACCCATCTGCTTTAACCGTGTATTCCTTGGAAGTGTCCCGTATCTTTCTGACTTCGCCTTCCCGCAGTCCAGGAAAGCGGGTATTCAGTATCCCTGTCAGTCTTGCATAGGTTCTCGGACTCAGCTGGATACCTCCAGTTGTCCGCTGCGGCGATGGCGCGTACTTTGTCCCCTTTATTGTACCATGTCCGCCCCCGCTCGTCCACCGGCCATTCCTGTCCCGGGGCTGGCTGGGGGAGTAATCCAGAACTGCCGCATCCTGTGCGGCACCCTCAAAAGGGGCAGTGTCCCCATCTCCATCTCCAAATCCAAGCCCCATCAGCGGGTCACGCAGCGCTGTGGCGTCCTGGTAGGTCTTGCCCTTGTTGGCTTCGATCTCCGCATCGGAAAGGGTGGTGTAGAGGCCGGTCTCGTCGCTCATGCTCTTGAGCTCCCGCTGGGCGGTATCCACATTGAGCAGACCGGCGGTATAGGCGCTGATGACCGCCTCGGTCTTGGCCTTGGCGATCTCGGCCACCTCCTTGGCTGTGGGGGTCCACAGCGGCGGGAAGGTCACCTCGATCCCGTCCGGTATCATGCCCCAGGCGGACATGGCCATAATGGGCAGCAGCCGCTCCAATACCGGGCGCAGCTTGGATTCCCTCTGGCTGTCCAGGTAGTCGTTGTAGTTGCGCTGGTCTCCCTCCCCCGTGGCGTTGAGCCCGGTCGCAGACCGTCCGAACAGCTTTGTCATGGGGATACGGGACGAGCCCGCCAGGTTGAGGCACATGCTCTCATAGACCTCCCGCAGGCCGGTGAAGGTGTACTGATGGTTCTGGATTTGATCGCCCTTGTTTACAAGCTGAATGCCAAAGTTGGAGCGCATGACGCTCTGTGTCTGCATGGTGGTCCAGAATCTCCGCTTGGCCTGCTCGTTCCCGATGGACAGGATCTGATCCAGGTTTTCCATCTCCATCGTGTCCACATTGGCCCGGAAGGTGAGGGCCGCCATATTGGCCGAGACATTGTCATGTTTGACTACATCGGTATACAGCGCTTCGATCTCGCTCTCGCCCCAGTACATACAGGCCACCCGCTCAATATACGGGAGATCCCGCCCGGTAAAGCGTACCACCCGGCTGTGATGCACCCGCAGGGAAAACTGACAGGTGCCCGGATCGTTGATGAGGTAGTATGCCGGCAGGCCAAAGTCCGGGTCTCCAATGTCCGATACCGTCTCGTCGCCCGGCGCCACTCCCACCCAGCGGTCCAGGATCATCAGGCCGGCAAAGCTGCCCGGGAGAATACTCTCAGGATCCAGTGGCTGGTCCATGATGCCCTCCTGCCCACGAATGAGGATCAGCCCAATGGCGCCGCCATAGAGCCGTCCCCAGCGCAGGCCGTCGGTCACCTTGGCTTTGAGCTGAGTTACCCGCTGGGTTCGTTCAAATTCCGCCTGCATCTCCGGGGAGATATCTGCCCCGGAGAGGATGAACCATTCCCGGGTCATATCCTCCGGCACGATGCTCACCACATTCTGCACGATCCAGTTGGTACGGTAAAGCGAGTTGAGGAGGGCATAGTTTTCGGTCATCCTGGTGAGCGGATACTCTGTGGCTTCCAAAGGCGACTGGCTGCCAAAGCCCAGGCGGAAAAGCGGGTTGGAGAATTCGTCCGTCACCCGCACATTTTCCGTCGGGGCTTGGGTGGCCGGCTGGCTCCCCCCTTGTCTCTGTTTGTTTCTCCTGGACATGCTCTCACCTTCTTACTCAAACCGCCACAAGGGCAGGCTGTTCACATAGTACCGCAGTGCATCCGGGGCGTGGTCGTACTGCTTGACCGGCTTCTCTTCGCCGCGGGCGCTTGCCTTTTCGTCCCAGAGGTAGCTGCCCAGCTCCTCTCGCAGGCCTTCGCAGGCCTGATTGATCATCAGGCGGCGCCGCTGGAAGAGCGTGGCCGTTTTGCGGATCCCGTCCAGCACATCATTGTTTGCTGCCTTGACCAGCAATCCTCTGCTTTTCAGCTCGGCGATAAAGGATGCGGCCGAAGGGTCCACCAGGACAGTGCATTGCTCCTTGCCCATAAAGGCCAGCAGATCATCGGCATACTCCTGGTCGGTTTTCTGCCGGGATTTTTTCTTGCTGTCCCAGCGGTATTCCCGGTCCACCCGGATCATGTCTCCATCGTCGTATATATCCAAAAAGACACAGGGGTTGGTTGTGCCGTAATCGCAGGCGATCGTACGCATGGATCTCCATTCCATGTCAACCGGCCTCTGGTCATCGGTGTAGTACGATCCCTCGGTCACCATATCGTAAATCACGCCGTCCGAAAGCACCCAAAGCCCCAGGATAAAGCGCTGATAAAATATGCCGCTGAATCCGTTTTTGTACCGCTGCCGGATCTCATCTGTCAGGCTGAGGTTATCGTCCATCGTGAAATGCAGGTGCAGCACCTTCCGCCCCTTCGGCTCCTTGATCCAGTTTTTCAGGAACCAGTGGCTCGGCCCTTCGGGGTTGCAGTTGAACCACTGTTTGCTGCCCGCTATGGAGCATCGGCCCACTGCCTGGTTGACAAAGCTCTCCGGCATCAGAGCCACTTCGTCAAAGAGCACGCCGGCCAGGGTAATACCCTGAATGAAGGCGGCGGAGCGTTCGTCTTTACCACCGAAGAGAAAAAAACGGTTGGTGCTCCTTGCCCCCTGGATCTCCAGAAAGTTCTCTGCTTTGTTCTCCTGGATGTGAAAGTAGCTCCCCAATGCCTCATACACCAGCTTGACCACATTCCGCCGCAGCGCTCCGATGGATACGCCGCACAGCGCAAAGGTCTGGCCGTCAAACCGGTCCATCGCCCAGGTGACAAAGCCGATCACCATAGCCAGCGATTTGCCGGCACGAATGCTTCCGTCACAGATCAGAGCATCATAGTCCCGGTAGGGGCTGCCCTCTGTCCACCAACTCATGGCCATGTACTGTTTGCGGGAGAATGGTGAAAATTCCAACTATTCTCCTCCTCTCTTCTCTGCGGCTTCGGATTCCGGCAATTCTTCCTTTGCTTCACAGCCCTCGGGCAAACTCGTCCAAAGCTCGGGGATCCCCTTCTGCAATGCCTCCAGCAACTCCCGATTCGGGCGGCGCAGGGCCTCCAGCGCATTTGCATCAGGGCTGGATTTCCACTGGGCCGGCAGCCTGTTGGTGAGCCAAAACACGATGGCTTTGGTATCGGCCGGAACATGCAGATCTTCTTCGGCGGTCTCGACGATCTCCTCGTCAGCCACCCGCTTACCATCCACAATCACTGGCTTTTTCAGCTTAAAGGCCTTTTGTACCCGAACCGTGTAACCCAGCGCCCGCTTATACAGCGAGTTCGTCACCGCAGCATTGGCGTCCTCCGCTCCCTGTGCAAGGGCCTTCCTCAGTTCCTCATGCTTTTTCTTGTGCTCCCGAAAGGTGGAATAGCTCACCCCCAGCTGCCGGGCGATCTCCTCCTCGGAATTCCCCATCCGTGCAGCCGCGGTCACAAAGTCCAGACGAGGCCGCACATGGCTTTCATACTTGCTCCGGGTCGATGTTCCACCACCCCGGACCTTTCCACTTTTACCCATGCTGACCCCCTTTCTGTACTCTTGCGCTCTATCGTTTCCTTCGACGGATCCGCCCCCGCGCGCATGCGTATGGGGGTGCCGGAACGGCTGACAGCCGTAATAAGAACGATACCGCCCTTTCCGGTGCCGGTTCCGGCCCAAAGCTGCCGGATGCCCGCTATCCCCGAAGGCTTTCCACAACAAATCGCCTGCCCCCACCTGCATTTTCCGCGATTTATACCCAGCCGGGGACTACTCAGGGGGAATAAAAGCCCCGAGAGTATCCCCTCAAGGCTTATTGTATCAAATGCGACTGTCCTTTTGTGGCCACCATCTGGCCCCAACGCCGTTTTCAACCAATTCCAGGTGATACCCCAGCCGGCCAAGGGCAAAAACGACATTGTAGTCCAGGTTAAATGGGATCCCCTGGGCCATCCGGCGGATCTTGCTTCGGCTCAGGCCCGTCCGGTTGGCCATCTTGTAGGCCGGCTGCCCGGACAGGATCTCCGCGATCTGCTCGAATATGATCTGCTCCTCTCTCATGGACTTCCCTCCCTGCCGCATTGCGGATCTTCTCCCACTCGTCGTCAAACCATTCCCGCCACTCAGCGCACACCACAGTGCATTCTGACCATCGGTTGCAACTCTTACAAGGGAAAGTCTTTCGCTCCATCCCATCACATCCTCTCCAAAAACAGCGGTACTCCGGTGGCGGAGCGGAGACAGGCCCGGGAGGCGAGATCCGCCTCGGTGATGTACTTGCGCCCGAACACCTCCGCCATATTGACCCAGTCCCTCCAGCTCACCCGGTAGATCTGTCCGCTGGAAAACTGACAAAGGACAAAGCTGACGCCGCCCAACTCTTCCATCCGGGCCAGGCGTTCCGCCTGAGCGGCGGTGACACGGTCCTGTATGATCCGGTCGGTGCTGGTGCTCTTGGCTTCAAACGCCACCGCCCGGCCTCCCCGCAGCGTCCCTTTGTAGTCCGGCTGGGCGCTGCGCTCGTAGTAGGCCACAAACCGCCCGCCCCCGAGATTCTGTATCGGCCGCATCGGCTCCGGCGTCTTTTCGATGTCAGCCTGCCCGCTATGCCTGTAAAATTCACAGGCGGCGTCGATCAGTTCCTCAAACTGTCTGCCCTGGGCATGGCTCATCGCTCCCTGTCGCTGGTTTCTCATTCTCTGGGCGGTGATCTTCTCATTCCGCAGGCGCTGCTGGCGTTCCAGCAACCATTCCTCATCTACTCGGAGCATCTGTTCACCTCCAAATATTTTTTTCGGCCTCAAATGCCCGCTTCAACTCTGGCAGTTTGATCCCATCTTTTTCCCCGAACACATCATAAGGCCCGATCACTGCTGCAATGTACATCCCTTCTTTGACTGCCAGTACCGGCTCATCACCCATCAGGCGGATATAGCAGTTCTGTTCGGTGTCCAGTGGAGCCAGATACTCAGTGTTGATAGGCAGCAGCTCCTCTCTGGTCCGATAGAACTGGATCTCCCGACTACCGATGAGGAGGCCTACTGTGGCTTTGGCGGCGTCCTGATCCTCCCGGGACTTGGGATAGTCCCGCATCCAGTCCAGTTGCTCGCTGCTCTTGTCCTCAATGATATATTTTTCGGTGTCCTGCTCCTTAACTCCCGCCATCCGGGCCAGAGTATATGCCGTCAGTCCCATATCTCCAATTCGGTACATTGCCCCGCCAAGATGCACCCACTGGTCAATGACCTGTCCATCTTCGTTTACGATGTTCGTTAAGCTGAATGCTCCCCGGGCCTTACACATACCCGCTATTCGCTTCAAATTCACGATTCAGCACCCCCTATCAGCTCACCGGCGCAGGCGGCATACCCTGCCAGGTCAATGAGGTTGTCCATGTTGTCGCTGGTCGTGGCCCGGGCGATCTTGAGCAGCGCCATCATCAGGGCCACATCCTCTCCCAGCAGCTCCACATGGACGCCGGTCGCCACGCATTTTGCCGCCTCCATGTATGTTGTCCACATCTCGGCGATCGTGGCAAAGTTATCTTCAACTTTTCCGTAATCCTCCACCCTCTGGCCAGTCACACAATCTCGGGCGGCATACAGTATTTGCTCTCTTGTCATTCCTTTTCGCCCCCGTCCATCTTTGCGCCGCATTTGGGACAATAATCTGTTTGGGCCAAAAGTGTTGGCCTTCGGTTACACTCACTGCAATAGATGCCTCCGTCACCATCACTGACCCACTTACCATGTTGCACTGGCACAACATCAAAGGCAGGCAGCTTTTTTACCTCTTCATAAATTTCATCAATTCTCACATAAAGTTCCCCGTCAATTATCTTGCCGCTGGCAAGCCAGGGGAAATCTATCGCTTTTCTGTTGATATACTCGTCCATCTGTCAATCCTCCTTCGGCGGTTTCGGCATCGGGGCCCAGTATCGGATCCGTTTGATCCGTGTACCGTAGACTTTCCACCAATCCCCCACATCCCGGCATCCCTGTTCCACAATGAGGGTCCCTGGTTCCTTCTCCCGGCAGATCAGGACCGGGGCAAATCTCTCCGGGAGGCGTTCCTCTGGCTTGATCCATTTCATAACTGTTCCTCCTTCAGCACATCCGTTTTCGGTGTATAGACCCGGTTCTGTATGCTCTTCTCCGTCTTGCGCAGCTCTCCCAGCAGGCGCTGCAGGCTGCGGACCGTTCCCTCGTTGGTGTGGGCCCACTCCACCACCGGCGTCAGCTGGGCGACGGTATCCTTGTCCCGTCTCCGGTCCTGCCGGACCTGGGCCAGCTTCCGGCTCAGCGCCGCCATCTCGTGATAGGTGTGGGATTCCAGCTCCAGGGCGTGGAGGATGTCCTGTGTCTCGGCCTCCGCCTCCTGCTGACCGCTCTCGGCCTGTACCAGCAGGCTTTCCGCAGTGCGCAGAAAGTTCAGGAAGCGTTCGAGTTCTTCACTTGGCTTCATGTGCTTCCCTCCCTTCCAGTCCTGTCCGGCGTTCCCGCACCAGCTTGTCCACCACACGCCCCAGGTCCTTCTCTCCCCAGCCGCCGGCGGCAGCCAGGCAGCGCAGGTGGTACAGCGTCTGGCTGGTCACCACTAAATTCAACCGTCGCAGATTTTTCTTTTCCATCTCACACCTCCGGCAGTTCCATCCATTTTTCCACCGGATACAGCAGTTTTCCATCCGGTTCTTCGTCCACTGGTTCAAACCAGCTCATTCCGTCCCAAAGCAGCGTTGTGGCATTTGCCGCGCCCGCTATGGTGACGATGTATTCCCCCGGTTCCCGTGGCCGACGATCACTGCACAGCACCCAACTCTGCCGGCCACGGACAGCCGCTATGGCCATGCGCAGCGCCTGCACATCCCGCTCCCATACGGCACTCCCTTCCGGGTCATCCGGCATGATCATCGCCTGGCAATGCTGCTTCAGGTCCTCCAGCTGGGCGATGCATTCCTTTTTCCTCATCGGCTCATCTCCTCGTATTCTTCCCGGGTGATCAGTTTCACCGCTTCCGGCTCCAAACCGTCAAACAGTGCCTTGGCGGCCCGCTCCTTTTCCGGGGTATCCACCAGCGGCAGCAGGTCTGTATCCCCTTCCATCAGGCCGGCCTTGACCGGGTACTCATTCCCCGCTATCGTTACGACCGCATACAGCATGACCCTTTTCTCCTCCCTTGCCCCTCTCCATCTGCTTTGTGCAGTGGGGGCAGATATAATTCCCTGTCACCGGCACAGTATGGCCGGTGTTCCATACCATCCCGCACCGGGTGCAGGTCTGCAGTTTGTAGTTATACTCCATCGTCTTTCCTCCAATACCGGCACAGGTGATCATAGTCCACCGGCCGCTCAAACTCCCGGCTGCCCGGGCATCCACAGATCAGGCCGTCCGGAGCTTCCGCAGCGTGGGCGCAATTGCCGCACTGATGCTGCCGGATGATCTTTCGGGGCCGCTCCTCGTAATATCCCGGGCACTCCGCCGCCGGGTAAGGTTTCGGGCAGCCGTTCCGGGCGTAGTAATCACAGGCCCGGTATCCACTCAGGACGATGGAATAGATGCAGTCATAGTGTCGGCAGCCGCTCTGCTGTCTCAGCGTCTCCGGTTTCCCGGTGCTCCGGGCGGTGACCCGATAGCCCGGCAGGGCCTTTCTCACCCACCAGTTGGAGACGCCGGTCTCCAGTGCGATGGCCTTCTTGGAGCGGCCGTCCGCCAGGCTGCGGATCTTCGCCAGCTGCTCCTCAGTGGGCGGAGGAGTCTTTTTGCGCTCCATCCCTTCTTCTCTCCTTTCCCCGGCAGTGTGGACAGATATATGCTCCTCTCTCCGGCGCTCTCACGCTCACATTCCAGCGCCGGCCGCAGCGGATGCAGGTCTCGTACCGGTTCTTTTTCGGCGTCATGCCACCACCTCCCCGCTATCCGTACCGCCATAGATCTGACGGCAGCGGCGGGCCAGCGTCTCCTCTCCCGCCATGGCGCTGATACAGGCGCAGGCGATACCCAGCAGCTCCTCCGCCGGGCGGTGCCCCAGCCCCTTCATCAGCTCCGACCGCAGCGTTCCGGCCCGGAGCAGCTGTTCGTTCCTCTCCCGGCAGAGCGCAAAGTGCCGCTCCATATCCTGCTCCCACCGGCGGTAGGCATGGGCGATCAACCGCCGGTCCCGTTCCGCCTGTTCCCGGGGCTTTTTCCCGCAGCGGTACAGCTCGTACACCTCCCGCAGGGCGTGATACGCATAGACGGTGCCAAGATCCGCCCCCTTGTCCAATTTACTGGCGGCATCCTGGGCCAGCTTGTCGATCTCGTTGTAGGTCATTCGCGTTTCCGTCCTCCTTTCGCCGGGGTGAGCCGGAGCAGTTCGTAATACTGATAGGGCGTGCCGAACAGCTCGTGCACCCCCTCCTGCACCTCCCCCAACAGCAGGTAGCCCCGGGGCGCTTTGGGGGCCTTTGTCCAGCTCCGATGCCCCACCTCCCGGGTCTCCTCCCGGTACTTTTCCAAATTCTTTGAGGGGTTCCACCGCCGGCCGCTCACCAGCTTGTCCCGAAAGGTCCGGCGGGTCTCCTTGATGAGATAATGCGCCAGCGGCTTGAAGTTGCCCTCGGCATACAGATAGCTGGGACGGATGTTCCCATGGGGCCACAGTTCAGCCAGAAACTTCGGGTCGATCTGCGGGGCAATGAGGTGGAAATGCGGCGCCGTACTCTCGTACTCGCACACCCAGATGTATTTGAACACCTTCCCCTGTTTCCGATAGAGGGCCCGGCATTTTCGGAGAAAGACCTGCATATCCTTTTTCAGGAGGCTGATCTCCTTCGGGCGGTTTTCCCGGCGGTAGGTGAGCACCAGGTGCAGGTCCCCCGGGCGGAAGTTCTGCAGCAGAAGCAGCCAGAGCTTGAACTCCGAACGGCGTTCGTTGAGTTCTGCCACCTTCTCCGGGGTGGGGCGGCTCCAATCTTCCCGGCTGCCTCCCCGGCTCCCATACCGGGAGGAGAAATATTTGGTGACGATCTTCATCGGCCCTGCCTCGTATGTCTTTTGCAGATACCCGGCCATCGTTTTTTCTCTCCCCTCGTTTTTGTCGATAAGGTAATAGCTATACCAAGGCGGAAAAAGCGCAGCAGCGCCAGACTTTCCACCCGCCGGACCCGGCGGTCTCCGTTACGGGGCCGGGCGGCTTTCTTCCCTTTTGCGCATCTCTTTGATGCGGCGGAGCATGACACATTCCAGTGTTTCGCAGAAGTGGACGGCGGCTTCCTCGGGTGTTTCAAACGGCTCCGAATGTTCGGAGCCGTTTTCTGTTACCCGGTATGTTCCATCCTCCTGCTCCAGCGTGACGCCCCGGCAGTGATAGAGGATCATTTTCCACCTCGCCGCCGGCGGGGCCTGTCCGCTTCCATCAGCCCGCCCAACCAGGCATTCAGCCCAAAGGACAGGATGCAGCCGAACAGCAGCAGGGCCTGGGACAGCGTCACCGCTTCGCCGGTGACATCCAGCCGGCCCACCAGGCCATAGGCCAGAAACAGGCTGGCCCCGGCAAGCCATCTATGTATGGTGATCTTTCTTCTCATTGCTTTTACACCTCCCGCCGGGGATGGTCAGTCCGCCGGCATCTCCTGGGCCTCTACCCAGTGCCGGGCCATCACCTCATGCACGCTGGCAAAGGCAATGGCTGCATCCCCGGGCAGCATGGGGCCCAGATACTTCTCCCCATCCTTGTAAATATAGTAGCCACCGCCCCGGCGGATCAGCTCGACGCTGCCGGTATACTGGTGAACGGCCGGTGCTGTTTTCTGTTTCAATGGGCTGCCTCCTCTCCATACTTGCGGCGGATGAACACATCATAGACTTCCCGGCGTTCCTCCGGCAGGTTCATAATGGCCCGCAGGCAGAATTCATACGCCTGCTTCCGGCCCCGCTGGACCTCCTCGGGATCCCGGGTCATATAGGTGTCGTCCACCATGCAGGGGCCGTATTTGGTTTCAATGGTGCGAATGATCGCCATAAAATATCACCTCGCAGTATCATATCCATTCGAGGGCCTGTCCTATGACTGGGCAGAAAGGGAATGTTTCTCTTTTTCCATAAGGCCATTTGCACAACACATCCCTTTTACAAAACCCAGAGCATAAATCTGCTCTTCACGACTCAAGGTTTGGAGTTGATCCATCAACTCCTCCAACCTTTCCAACTCCTTCGCCGTCAGGTCAACTTTACCTTGAACATAGCCATTCTCTATTTTAGATATCATTGTATTCGCTCCTTTCGTTAGCATAGTGCTAACATTATTTTATACAATTATGTTAGCACTGTGTGAGTAGAAAGTCAATAAGAGTTTTGCTAACATAGTGATAAAGGAGTGATAACGATGGCAACATCCAAAATTCAAACTGGGCTACGACTGAATGAACCTCTTTATG